CGACGTGCTGACGCAGGGCGCCAACTACGTGGTCGATCAATGCAACGGCGATCAGGAGGACACCGACGCGTTCTTGGATTGCCTGACCTGTGGCGTCGGCTGGACCGAAACGCGGGTCGAGGTCGAGGGGCCAACCGCCAGCATTATCAAGGAACGGGTGGACCCGCTTCAGATCAAGGCCGACCCCGCCAGCCGTAAGCGCTGTTTCGAGGACAAGCGTTACCTGAAGCGCGAAATCCCGATGACGCGGGATGAGTTTGACGATTTTAAAGAAGAAATAAGACGGCCCGATCTGGACGAAGGCGACGTGGATGGCCAGAGCGCGGGCGGCAAGCGCCTGACGGTGGTCAATCCGCGCCAGCGCTATACCCATGGCCTGTTGGGCGACGGCGCCGACGCCGAGGTCACGGTCTGCGAGTGGCAATGGTGGGTCAAGGAGTCGGTCAACGTCGCACCGATGCCGCATCCGACCGACCCGACCGTCACCAAGCTGACGCCCTTGTCGGACTCCGAATATCAAGCCGCGAAACAGCAAAATCCCAACCTGCGCAGCGTCCCGTCCACCAGAAAAGTGTATTACCGCGCCTTCGCCGGTGACGGCGAAATCCTGTTCAAGGAAATGATGCCGGAGAACGACTTCCGCTATAAGGCGATTACCGCGAAACGGGACCGCAACAAGGGGACCTATTACGGCTTGGTCAAGCCGATGGTCGAGCCGAACAAATACGTCAACAAGCTGTTCTCTGAAGTCCTGCACATCGTCCGCACCAACGCTTCCGGCGGCATGGCCCTTGAAGAGGATGCCGTTGCGGACACGCGGCAATTCGAAACCTCTTGGGCCAATACGCAGAAAATCACGTGGCTGAAGAGCGGGGCCTTGAGCGGCGCCCATGGATCGAAGATGGCGCCGAAGGCGCCGCCCCCGGTGCAACCGGCCTTGTTCCAGTTGATGCAGTTCGCCAAGGACATGGTGCAATCTTGCACCGGCGTGAATGAAGAGATTCTTGGGCTGGTCGGGCGCGAACAGGCCGGGGTGCTGGAGCAACAGCGCAAACAGGCCGCCTACGGAATCCTAAGCAGCTTCTTTGACGCCAAACGCCGCTATCAGCGCAATCAAGGCAAGCTGTTGCTGGTGATGATGCGGCTCTACCTGCCCGACGACTTCATGGTCCGCATCGTGCTTGAAGGCGAGCAACAGTATGTGCCGCTGGCCATGGCCCTTCAGAGCGGCGAGTTCGACGTAGTGGTCGATGAGGCGCCCGCCTCGCCCAATACCAAGGCGCGGGTGGCGGCGATCCTGATGCCCCTGGTGCAACAACTGCTTCAGGCGCAGCTTATTTCGCCTGCGGTGCTGGCTGATCTGGTGCAGTACCTCGATATCCCGGCCTCGGTCGCGCAAACTCTGGCGCAGGCGATCACGCAACAGGTTCAGGTGCTCTCGACGCCGAATCCGGCGCTGGTCGCCAAGCAACAGAGCGAGATCGCCAACACCGACGCCGACACGGCCAACAAGAAAGCCTCGGCGCAGGAAAAGCAGGCCAAGGGCTTCAAGGCCGTGACCGACGCCCATGTGTCGCAAGTCGGCCTCGGCGTCGATTTCCTGCACGCCACCACGCCCCCTGGCCCCCCGGCGACCGGCGGTCAGCCGACTCCTGCGGCGCCCCCCGGTGCGCCGGGTCCGGGTGGTCCCGCGCCTGTCGTGCCGAACGGGCGCGGGCCTGCCCTTCCGCCAGGCGGACCGTCACAACGGGCGGCGGGCTTGCCGATGGCGCCAGGGCCGAACACGCCGATGCAGCCGGGAGGCCCCGGCCGTGGTTGACGCGCTTCGCCTTGTTGGCTCATCGCGCCAAAACCGCTCGCCTCTGAAAGAGGCTCGCTATGGCTAACAGCGCGATCATCGTCCTTGAGCGCGAGGTTTCCGCCCTCGCCGCCTACCAGCGGCGCTTGGATCGCCAGCTTGAGAAATGGCCAGCGGACTCCGACAAGGCGCGCGGGGCGAGGCAGGCGAATGACGTGTGCCGCGAGCGGATCGGTGAACTGCGCGCGGCGATTTCAGTGCTGAGAGGCAAATTATGAGCGGTGAACGCGAAGGCGATGGCGAAGATCGGTTAGAGCCGGATGTAGGCGATGCTGACGAAGGTCAGGATCAGGGCCAGGACGATTTCGGCCAGGACGACGGCGGCGACGATGCCGAAGAGAAGGCGGCGAAAGCCAAGGAAGCCGCCGAAGCGGCGAAGCGCACGCAACACGTCGGACAGGTGCGCCGCGAGCGGGCGAAACGGCTCGCCGCCGAGGCCCGCAGCGCTGAACTTGAACAGCGATTCGGCGAGCTTGAACGCCGGGTCGGCGGGCGCTCGAACGAAGACGAACTGTTGGCCCTGATCGGCCAATTACCGGACACGGAAGACGATCCGGTCGGCGATATCGCGGCCCTCAAGCGGGCTTTGAAGCTGTACCGCGACCGCGAAGTGGCGGCCTATGGCCAAAGTCAGCAACAGGCCGCACTTGAACGCGAGGTCGGCAAGCTGCGGGTGGCGATGTCGGACGCCGAAGAGGATTTCGCGACGGAGAAGCCGGACTATTACGACGCGGCGGCCTTCTACCGCAAAGCCCGGACCGACGAACTGCGCGAGGCGGGCTATGGCGGCGCCCATCTTGACCGCAAGCTGGCCGATGACCTGTTCGGCGTCGTCAGGATGGCGTTGGAGAGCGGCCAGGACCCGGCCGAACGGGTTTACGCCCTGGCCGGGCGCCGGGGCTTCAAGCCGGGCATGAAGGCGGCCGACAAGGCCCTCGACAAGCTCGGCGCGGCGGCGGCTACGGGAGCCCGGCCGGTCGCGCGTCAGGCGGGCGGCGGCCTGTCGTGGGGCGACGTGGCGAAACTCGACGGCGTCGCCCGCGACAAGGCGTGGGCGAAGCTGCGCGAGCGCGAGAAGGCGCGGAGTCGGGGCTGATGCACGCCGAGATCAGCTGGTTTTGGGAATCTGTGATCTGGCGCACTCGCCATCATGAGTATTGCGTGCAGTTCGAACACGATCAGCGCCCCCATACCGGCAACTGGATGTGGCGCGTCTGTCTGATCCGGTACGACCGATGCAGCGCCCGATCTACCGCGACCTGACCGCCGCCCGGCGCAAATGGCTGGCGTCGCTCCCGGCCCGGCGGGCGGCTGGTCACGTCGCCAACGACTGCGAAATCCTCGGCTGGACGGTGCGCCTGCCCTCTGGCCATGACGTTTTGACCCCGCTTGGCCGGTCGGTGCTGCGCTGGGGTCGGGCGGATATCAGCGAAAATCCGATGGTCCCGGTGACGGGGTTCCGGGTCGCGCGCTAGAACACTAGTCGAGCGCCCTTTGCGCATCCTCGATTTTGCCGCTGAGAATGGCCACTTCATCCTCAAGCACCGCGACCTGAGCCTGTAGCTCGGCGATCATCGCCTTTTCCGCCGCGCACGGATCGACCGGATCGGGCGGTTCGGGCGCGAGCGAGGCTTTCCAGTCGTCATAGACTGCATTGTCATCCGGCCCGCTGGCGGGCGCGACTTCGATGTTCCCGCTTTGCGTGATGTTCTCGGGCTGCGGCTCGCCCGAGACGCCAACCGCGATATAGGCCCAATTATCAGCGAGTACGCCGTTTCGCGCCTCCTGGCGCACGAGGATCGAAGAGCCGATGTCTTCGAACGGCTGCACGAGGTTTTCGGCCACATCGAAATCGACCGTGCGGGTGATCGAAATGCCGTTGGTCTGCGCCCCCCGGATGGCGTTGCGCAACACCCGGATGCGCTCGCCGTCGCCGATGAAGATGCCTTGGGCGGCGTCGCCCTCGCCGCGCCGGTACTCGTTCTCGATGATGGCCACGTCTTGCGAGCCGGACCCGGCGCTATTGGCGATCTGACAGAAGTCCGGGTGGACGCCGGGGATCACGCGGGCGTTGGTCCCCCGGTTGCCCCGGATCAACAGGCGATGCACGCCGCTGAAGAACATGAAGTTCGCGCCGATGTCGTGAAGGTCATTGTCAAGGACTTGGTAGGAAATACCGCTCCCATCGCCATCAGCCTGCCCGTCGATGCCGTCACCAACCCAATAGACTTCGTTCTTCCTGGCCAGGACGTGGGCAGAGTTGCGTATCCAGATGCCCGTTCCACTAGGCGTCATATCGTCGGCTTGGTGAATCTTGTTGGATTGCAGGATCACATGCTGCGCCCATCCGGTGTAAATCCCGTATTGGGAGGCCGGGGTCATGCGGATATCCAAGCCCCGGATCACATAGCCGCCGGTCGGGGCGGCTTGCTGACCGCTGACGCCTAGGCTGCTGAAGATCGGGTCGGCGCCCACGGCCGGTTCGATGGTGACGAACGGGGCCGCGTGCAGCACGCCCGCAGGGACGGCGACCGCGCCATAGTCGCCGCTCGGGCATTGTATCCGGTCGCCAGCGCTCGCCTCGTTACAGGCGATCCACAGGGCGTCGCCGGTCGGCTCGGGCAGGATCAGGCTGGCCATGGCGGTGACTCCCCGGTTGTCTTGGCGCCCCTCAATCCGTTCGTTCGGAAAAGCAACTGGCGCGGGTCCTGACCGTTATCCTGGCATGACGATCATCAGCCTTTTGGTTGTCGTCCTGATTTTCGCGATTGTCTGGTGGGTGCTTCAGCAACTCACGCTTCCGCCGCCGGTTCGCATGGTGGTCATCGTGGTCCTGGCGATCATCGCTATCCTGTGGCTGCTATCCCTGGTTGGCGGCCCGAGCCTCGGGCTGCACGTCGGCTAGAGTTTAGCGTCTCGCCGGAAGAAGGCGCGCAGCGGCTCATCAAATTCAGGCGGCATACAGACGTTCGGCGTCGCGGCCGCGAACATCGGGGCGATGGCGCTTGGCCGGTAGCCCGCGAGGCCGCAGCCAACCGGCGTCAGGTCGAAGGTCAGTTCGGGATGGTCGGCGGCGTATTCGAGGAAGCGGTCAACCCCGACCCGGATCGAGGTGAGCGGCAACGTTTTCAGGTTTTCGTCCTTGGTCGGGATGGCATAGCTGAAGCCCTGGCGGCCTTCGCCCTGGCCGGTAACGGCGCCCCGGTTCTGCTTCGCCCACAGGGCCGCGCCCTTGCCGTGGCGGCCCGCGAGATTCGATCCGAACACGAAGACGGGGGGGATAGCCATCAGTTGAGTGTCGGGGGCGGGAACAGGTTCGCCAGCGCCCCGCCCATGTTGATCGTGTCCTCGGAATCCGAGCGCACCAGACGGCGGACCCGGCGGCGTTTGTCGCGCTCGATCTCCTGTTGCCGCATCGTCACCTTGCCGCCGGGCTCAACAATCATCGTGAACACGACTTCCGCCCGCTCGGGATCGCGGCTCACATCGCCGGGCCGCATCGCCATCATTTTCGCCCGCGCCGCTTCCGGGTCCTTCGCGTCGATGGGGATTCGCGTGATCCAGGCTTCGGCCCACACCGCGTAGCGCAGCGCCTTGACCTTGATCACATGGGCGCGCAGGGCTTCTAGCATCACCACGCGTTCAATCGGGTTCGACCACGCGCACAGCATGATATCGGCGTCGCCGTCTGGCCGCTCGATCAGCACGGTTTGCGCGAGGGCGCCGTCCGGGTGCGCCTTGAAATAACGCTCGTGCTGCGCGGTCAGGAAATCCGCCAATTCGTCCGCCGTTTTCATGGCGTCATCTTCGCCTCGATCAGCCGAATCCGATCTTCTAGGGCCGTTTCGTGTCGCCGCCACCGGCGCCGCTCACCCGGTTCGTTCGCCCCGCCGATCAGCGCCCGCGTCGCCGAAAGCGCGGCGTACAGGTGGCGCAATTCTTCCGTGTCCTTCGGAATTTCGAGCGTCATGGCGCCGTCTCCTGATCCACCGCCGACCAGGGGTTACGGCTATCGGCGAACGGGAAAAACCGAATCCCAAGGCCGCCGTCCCGCCGCACCAGCCGGACAATCACCGCGCCAAGCTCAGGAATGCGGTAGGCCGTCAGATTCGCCGGAAATTTCGTGTCCTTGCGCACCGTTTCCACGATCCCCTCGGTGCGGCTCCAGGGCGCATGAATCCCAAACCGGAGCTGCACCATCCGATAGACCCGCCGCCCTTCCCAGGCGTGATCCGGGATCACCAAATCCCGCGTTTCGCGCCACAGGGCTTCCGTCGCCTCTATCGCCTTCGCCGCCGCCTTCAGCCGTGCGGCGTACTTGTCTTCAAGCTGCACCAAAAATCGGCGGCGCTCGTCATCCCGTGCGTCCTTCAGGGTCAAGAGCGCCGTTTTCGCTCGCTGCACCGCTTCCTCGGCTTCGTCTTCCGTCATCGAAGGCGCCCTTCCGCCAGGCGGGTTGTCATATCCACGTTTCCATGATCTGCGGTTCATCGTTCGGGTGGCGCATCATCGGCGTGAAGCCCATGGCCGCGATACGGAAGCGGACGGGCTCTAGCTCAGGCGACTCGATGGTGAAGCCAGTCGGCGCGAGGGCCGGGAGGGTGAAGAACAGCCGGGCGACGTACTGGCCGAACTTGTCGTCCGGGTACTGATAGAGCGTCCACATCGGCAAGCGGTCGCGGTGGTCATAGAGGAACTGCGCGAAAGCGTGTGTCCCCGGCTCGGGCTGGGAAAGTTCGTCGCTCATAGCAGGCGCCTGAACTTTTCGACCATCCGGCCGTGACCGGCCTGCGCCTGCGCCCATGTCGCGTAACGGTCCTGTTCAACGCTATGGCCCAAGGGGTCGAATACCATCGTTTCGAACATGCGCGGGAAGCCGCCGAGGCTGTGGCCGATGCCGAGGAAAATGGTCGAGACGTGGCCGCCCTGCGAAAGCTCGGTCAGGCCGACTTGACGGTTATCGCCGCTTTCAAACCAGCGTGCCCATGTCAGAAGGTCAGGTTCTAAGACCGGCTCATGGGCGTCGTTCAGGACGTAGAGGTTCTGAGGCATTGTTCGTTTCTGTTCGTTTCTGTTCAGTAAGTCCAAGGTTCTCGCGGGTGCAAATTGCACCCTACACCTTGACTGGCCAAACGAACACCTTCAGGGGCCAAATTCACGGTCAAGGACCGATACGCCGCCGGGGGCTGTAAGCCCGGCTTTCGGGGACCGCCAACGTCATCGGCGGGAAGCAAAACCTCAATAATCATGAGGGCCTCCCGATGGCCGGAACAGTCTATGGGGTCAACGCTCCCGAGGCGGTCAAGCTGTGGCGTTCACAGTTGGCAAGAGAAGCACTCAAAGCGACATGGATACAGAAGTTCGTCGGCGATTCATCTGACGATATCGTTCAGGTGTTCGGTGAAACCTCAAAGTCTGCTGGCGACCGCGTGACCGCGACGTTGCGGATGCAGCTGACCGGCGATGGCGTCAGTGGCGACGCGACCCTGGAGGGCAACGAAGAGCCCCTGACCACCTATACCGACAACCTGTTGATCGATCAGCTACGGCACGGCGTGCGCAGTGGCGGCAAGATGACCGAACAGCGTATCCCCTGGTCGATCCGGGAAGAGGCCATGATGGGCCTCAAGGATTGGTGGGCGGGCCGGTTCGATACGGCGTTCTTCAACCAGCTTGGCGGCTACACGCCGATCACGGACCTTCGCTATACCGGCAACAATGCGGTGATCGGCCCGGACGCCAACCACATCACCCGGCCGAACGCGAAGACGGCCGATGAACTCCTGGCCGCCGGGGATGAAATGTCCCTGGCTCTGATCGACAAGCTGGTTGAAAGCGCCAAGCTCGGGTCGGTCAATGGGACCGGGCCGGTGATCCGGCCGGTCAATGTAGACGGTGAAGACCGGTACGTCGTGGTCATGCATACAAAGCAAGTCACGCAGCTTCGGACCAATACTCAAGCCGGGCAATTTTTGGACATTCAGAAGGCGGCGATGACCGGCGATGGATCGGCCAAGAACCCGATCATGACCGGCGCGCTCGGCATGTATAACGGCGCGGTCCTGCATGAATCGACCCGCGTCACCAATGGCGTGAACAGCACGACCGGCGTCCCGGTCCTGACTGCCCGGCGGGCGATGCTTCTAGGCGCGCAAGCCGCCGCCATTGGATTTGGCGAAGGGCAGTCGTTCAAGTCGTTCGACTGGAATGAAGAACTCTTTGACTATGGCAATCAGCTTGGCGTCGAAGCCGGGGTGATCCATGGCTTGAAGAAGCTTCAATTCAACTCGCAGTCCTTCGGCGTCATCGTCGGCTCGACTTTCACCAATTAGGAGGGCGCGATGGCGACCGGCGGGCGCAAGACACAGCTTCAGGTCATCCACGAGATCAGCGCGCAGTTCGGCTTCGGCCAGACGGCGGGCCAAATCGGCGTGCTCCCGGCGGGGGCGATCATGATGACCTGTCACGTTCTCAATTCTCAGGTGTGGAATTCCACGACCAGCGTCCTGAATGTCGGCACCACGCCCGGCGGGACGCAGATTATCGCCGGGACCGATATCAAGACGGCGGTGGCGCGGGTCGATACGCCGGTTCCGGCGGCGACCATGGGGCCGCTGGCTATCGACACGCCGATCTACGGCAGCATCACCAACACCGGCCCGGCCCCGACGCAGGGCGTGGCGACGGTGTGGCTGGATTACCTGCCCGGCCCTGGCTAAGGGCGGTGCGGCCATGCCGGATGACCTCGGCGACCTGAAGACGCGGATTCAAAGCGAGACGCTGCGCGACGATCTGGTGGACGCCCTGGCGGGCGACCTGACGACGGCGATCCTGAAATCCATCGACCATTACGAGTGGGAGCGGTGGTGGTTCAACGAGGGCCTGCTGACCGTGCCGTCCGTGGTCGATTCCATGTACGTCCCGATTGACCCCTCGACTCTCAGAATCGACGTGATTCGGGCGGTGATCGGCGGCGTCAGGTACAGGATGACCGAACGCCAAGTCGATTGGATCATGGCGGCCTATTCGGTCCCGACCTATGGCCAGCCGACGGAATGGGCGATCCTCGGCGATCAAGTCCTGATTTACCCGATGCCGAACCAGCCGTACCCGTTGCTGATGGAAATCATTCAACAAGTGCAGCCGGTGATCGACGGTACGGACGACACGATTTCGAACACATGGACGACGTTTGGCCAGGACTTGATTGTGGCCCGCTGCAAACTCAGGCTTTACCGCGATTACCTGTCAGCGACGGCGCAGGACCCGCGCATCAGCAACGCGATGGCGCAGGAAGACGAGGCTTATACGAAGCTGCGCAGCCAATCGAACCGGCGCATGTCGGTGGATCGGGTTGAGCCCGGATGGTGACTCAGGCCGCGCCTTCATCGACCGCCCTGGTCGAAGCCGCCGCCCCGATGTGGGCGCAGCGCATGGCCTTGAAGATGGTCAGGCTGTTCATGCCGATGACGCCGCGCGCGCCGATGCCGGTGTGGACGGTGACGAAAGCCGAGCTACCGCCCGCCGCCGACTGGCCGAACACCGTCGTCATCGTCAGCGACCAGAACGAGCTAGCCCTAAGCCTCGGCGGGGCGTGGCTGAAGATCAGCACAGGAGGGCCAGTGTGATGGCCAAGGGATTCCAGACAGGCGGGCTCGATCCCGCCAGGCGGAAAGCCGCTTTCGCGCGCGGGACCGACAAGTCGAAGGGCGGATCGAAGGGCCTGCTTGGCGGCCTTGGACCGGCCAGGGCCGGGTTCCGGCCTGCGGCGTTGCCGAAGATGCCGGGGATGCCGCCAGGGCCGAAAAAGGGAGGTTGGTGATATGGCGCCGGTTAGGAAATCCGGGTCCTTCAAGGGCAAGAGCAACGCGCTCGGCCACGGCGGCCGGGCGGCGCAGCTGAAGGCGCAAGGTGTGCCGGGCGGGGTGATTGGCGCCCTGGCGCGCAAGGCGCACGCGGCGCCGGGGCAGAAGAATTTCCACGGGGGCGCCAAGCGTAAAAGCTGATGCCGTCGTCCTATACCGCCTCCGCCCGGTTCACCCTTCAAGCGACCGGTGAGAACAACAACACCTGGGGCGTGATCCTCAATCAGGGCGTGTTCCAACTCGTTGACGACTCGATCAACGGGCGGCTGGCGATCAGCTTGTCCGGGCCGCACACGCTGACCGTGAATCAGGGCGCGACCGACGAAGCCCGCATGGCCTTCATCGACGTGACCGGCGGCTCGGGCGGGGTGATTACGGCGCCCTCTGTGCCGAAGAGCTACTTCGTCCACAACGGCTCTAGCGGCGGCGTGCAGCTTACGGGAGGCGCGACGCCATCGCCTGTGTTCAATCCGGGTGACGCCGGACCCTTGTTCACGGACGGGACCACCTTCTATCCGGTGCTGATTGGCGGCCTGACGATCAAGGCTTATGCCGACGCGGGCGACGCGGCGCAAAAGGCCTATACGGACGCCTCGATTGCCTCAGCCTCGGCGATCAACCTTCCGTCCGTCGCGGGTCATGCCGGGCAGTTCCTCGGCACGGACGGGAGCGTCGCGCTATGGGAGCCTGCGCCGATTGCTTGGCGCAACCGTCTCGACAACGGGGGTATGCGAATCCAACAGCGGGCGGCGGGCGCTACCGTCCTGCTTGCGGGCGGCTCTCGGGCCTATCCCATCGACCGATGGGCCGCAACCATGGGCGCGGGAACCGCCGTCGGCAATGCGGCACAAACAACGGTCAATTGGGCGCCCGTAACGCTCAATACAAAAGCACTGCAAATTTCGATCACAACGGCACAGGCGACACTAGCTGTAGGACAAGCGGCGCAAACCAACGTCGGAATTGAAGGTCTGAGGATTGCAGACTTAGCGTGGGGCACTCCGAACGCCGTTCCTGTCACTGTTCAAGCGGTGCTAGCGGCAACGGTGGCAGGCGATTATTTTATACGATTGGCCAGTACAGCCCCAATTCAGTCCTATGTGCATAAGGTAACGCTGGCGGCTAGCACGACTACAAAAGTCGCGTTTACCGTGCAGGGTCCAACTAGCGGAACATGGCCAACGGACAGCTCGTTTTCGCTGGGCCTAGGCTTTTGCTTGGGCGCAGGCGCGAATTTCCAAACATCAACTTTTGACGCTTGGATACCGGGCAATTTTACTTGCGGCGCTAGCCAAGTGAACGTCATGGCCGCAAACGGCAACGGCTTTTGGCTAACCGACGTGCAACTTGAAGTCGGGAGCGTAGCCACGCCGTTCGAGCGGCGGCCCTATGCCGTCGAATTGCAGCTTTGCCAGCGGTACTATGAGAACAACATGCCGGGCGGCGTGGCGCCCGCAGAGGGTGCGGCAATCGGATATCAGGCGGGCGGCGCCTACGCCACGAATACCTTGTTAGCGGAAGTTCTGTTCAAGGTCGAAAAGCGAACTGCACCAATTGTCACCCTTTACCGCGCTAATGTAGGCGTAGTGAATGGCCAATGGTCGGCGGCTATCGGCCCAAGCTCAGTGGATATGTCGGCTTCCGGCGCTAATCGCGGGACGACCAAGCGGTTTGAGGTTGGCGGGACTGTGCCAGCCCTTGCCCAAGGCCAATACTGCTTGATGACAGGCGGTTGGGCGGCGGATGCGGACTTCTGACCATGAATCAGCCGTTCCAACCTGCCCAAGGGCTCGACTCCGACGATACGACCTTCAACGAGCTTGGCCGGTGGCTGAATTCGTCGCTGATCCGCTTCTATAACGGCTCCTGGCAGACCAAGGGCGGCTGGGAGCGGCTAACCCTTCAAGCCCTTAAAGGGGTGTGCCGCTCGACTCTCGCGTGGACCGATTTCAGCGATATCCTCGGCGTCGCCTTCGGCCTGCATAACGGCTTCGAAGTGTGGCGCGACAACCTGCTGTACGACATCACGCCAAGCCCTTGGACGGATGGCGAGATCGACGGGACCGGCGGCCGGGGCTTCGGCACGGGGGCGTGGAACGTCGGCACCTACGGCACTGAAAGCGACACGGAATATTACCCGCTCACATGGTCGCAAGCGACCTGGGGCGATCAGGTGGTCGCAAACCCGCGCGGCGGCATGATCTATCAATGGGATGGAACGACGGCCGACGTGCTGGTGCAAGTGCCGAACGCGCCCGCCGAAGTCACCTATATGCTGGTGGTCCCGCAACGGCAAATGATCGCCTTCGGCTGCAATGAGGAAACGTCGGGAACCTTCAACCCGCTGTGTATTCGCTGGTCGGATATCGAGGATCAAACCGATTGGACGACGCTCCCGACCAACAACGCGGGCGAATATATCCTTCAGAGCTTCGGCCGCATCGTCACCGCCCGCGTGGTCGGCGATTATATTCTCGTATGGACGACGGTCGGCCTCTACCTCGGGACCTATCTCGGCAATCCGGGCCAGACGTGGCAATTCGATAAGGTCGGCGACCATTGCGGCGCGATCAGTCCCGGCGCCCCCATCGTCCAGGGGCAAAATGTGATGTGGATCGCGCCGGACCTGACGTTCTGGACCTATAGCCTCGGCGGCGTGCCGTCACAGATCGTCTGCCCGATCCGCTCGATGTTCACCGAGTTCATCGCCCCCGGCCAGCAAGACAAAATCATCGGGACGGCGGTTGCGCAGTTTCAGGAGATCGGCTGGTTTTACCCGGACACGCGCGACGGCTTCGAATGCTCGCGCCAGCTATGCCTTGGGCCGGACGGCTGGAATCGCGACTTGCTTCAGCGCACCGCGTGGATCGACGCCGGGCCGCAGTCGAACCCTATCGGGGTCGATCCGCAAGGTGACGTGTATCTGCACGAGAAAGGCAATTCGGCCGATGGCCAGCCGATCACAGGCTTCATCGAGAGCGCCGATTTCTATCTCGGCGACGCCGAAGGCGGCCTGATGGTCAATGGCGTGTGGCCGGACTTCAAGGGCCAGATCGGGCCACTTTCGCTGACGCTCTACCTGCGTGACCATCCGCAGGCGGCGACCGTGCGGACCAAAGGACCGTTCGTCATGACGCCAGGGCAAGAGCGGCTGTGCCTGCGGGCGACCGGGCGGATCGCCAGGGTGCGCTTCGACTTTTCATCGTCCCCGGCCTATGTGCGCGGCGGCAAGCCTGAGTTCGATGTGGCGGCCATAGGCGGGCGGTAGCTGGTTGACAAAACCGGCTGATTTTCGGGTTTGGTTGCGCAGGCCCTTCCGCAACCAAATGTCCCGTTTTCCCGCATCGCCTGATGCAACAAAAAGGGACATGCGCCGAGAAGATTGAAATCCCAAAGGAACGGGTTCACCCGGCCTTGGGGATGGATGGCGAAGCTCTCTCTCCCCCGCTGAACGATCCCATCGACCTTGAAACGACGGTCGATCCGCTGTTGTCGCAGTGGGCGCGATATCGGGACGGCTTCATCGAAGCCATGACCGATGACGGCTATTGGACGATTGACGAACTGGAATCGCGGGTCGCCAGCCGCCGGGCGTTCTTCTTCCCCGGCGCCAAGGCGGCGATGGTCGGTCAGATCGAAGTCTACCCTGGCGGCGCCCGCGTCTTTCAAATCCTGTGGGCGACTGGCGATGTGACCGAGCTGCTTCAGATGGCGCCGGGTATCGAGGCCCTGGCCCGGATGATGGGCTGCGTTGAAATCCTGATCGAAGGGCGCGAGGCGTGGCGGCGGCTGCTTGAGCCGATGGGTTACGCCCTGTTCAGCGTCACCCTGCGCAAGGCGCTGTAGCCGTGTCCAGCAAGTCGAAAACCACACAGGCCGGGACACAGGCGACTACCAGCCAAACTTCGCCAACCGTCCCGTCATGGATCGCTGATCCGACGCAGAACGCGGCTGGTCAGGTCGCTGCGCTTCAGGCGGGCGGTCCGGCGGCTTACACGCCGGGATCGTCAGCGGTGCAACAGGCGGCCACGGCCGGGGCGCTTAATCTGCAAACGTCGCCCTATTACGGGCAGGCCAGCGGCGTGTTGAACAACGTGCCGCAAGTCACGACCGGCGGGAACATCGACCCGGTGACGGGTCAGAGCGTGCTGACCAACCTTCAGGCTTACGAGAACCCCTATCAGGATCAGATCATCAATCCGGTGCTGCAACAGTACGACCAGCAATCGGGGATGACTCAGGCCGCGCAGGCGGCGGCGGCGGCCAGGACCAACGCCTTCGGCGGCTCGCGCTACGGCGTGGAGTCGGCCCTGACCGACCAACAGCTTGCGATGGGCCGGGCGCAGACGCAGGGCGGCCTGCTTCAAGGCATGTACACACAGGCGGCGGGCATGTCGGCGCAGGACGCGGCGAACCGTCAGGCCGCCGAGATGGCGACGCAACAGGGCCAGGAGTTCATGGCCGGGCAGACGCAAACCGCGTCACAGGCCAATCAGGCGGCGGCGCTGCAAAAAGCCGGGCTGCTGACGACTCTCGGGAGCACGCAAGACACGGACGCCCGGTCGAACCTGCAAACACAGGCGGCGATTGGCACGGAACAGACCAACCTTGAAAACCAGATCAAGCAATATCCGCTGCAATATCAGGCGCAGATTGAAAGCCTGTTGAGCGGCCTTAACCCCTCGATGTACACCGGGAGCACAACGAGCGGTCTCGGCAATAGCACATCAACGTCAACCACACAGCAACAGCCGGGCTTACTGCAAATGTTGGGCGCAGGCATATCCGCCGGTTCGATGTTCGCGGGAACACAAGGTCTTGGCGCAATGTTTGGCGGCGGTGCGACAAGTCAGGCCATGCCGGAGTTCTATTAAGGCGCGACCATGGGCATTCTTGACAACCTTGACTTGTCGCAACTGTCTCGGCTCCTGGCGCCTGCGGGCTACACGCCAAATGTGATGACGTTGCCCGGCGACTTTTCGACCGGGGCGACCTTGAACGACCTGACATCGAAATTGGCGCCCGCTGGCTATACACCACCCGCCCCGGCGCCCCCGCCGGACATGGGCGCTAGTCCGCCAGGCGGATTGTTATCCGGTGGTCCGCCTCCGACTGGCCAACCGCCGCCCGGACCGCCGCCAGATCAACCGCCCCCGCCGGACCCATCACAGTCGCCTGCGCTCGCGCCGTTGCCGGACTTGGATCAAGCGCCGCAGGGGGCGAACATCAGCCTGTTGCGCAATCAGGACTCGGCGCCGCCCCCGGCGACCAATCTGACGCCCGCACAATCGCCGCCGCAAGGCGGCCTGCGCGGATTCCTGTCGGGCCTGACGGCGACCGATCCGACTAGCGGTATCACGTTCCGCGACAAGCTGATGGCGCTCGGGCAGATCATGCAAGGCGACACGAAGGGCGCGCAAAGCTACCTGCAATCAGCCCGGCAAAATGCGGTGCAGTTGGCCATGCGCCAGCAAATCGGACAGATGTTCCCGAACAACCCGAAAATGCAGTTGTTCATGATGGCCAACCCTGGCGAAGCGCTAAAACTGATGCTTCCGCAAGTGTTGAAAAAGGGCGAGCACTACGGGCCGCCGTTGGTTGGCGATGGAGTGGGTGGTGGCGCTCCGGGGCAGGCTGGCGGTGCTGGCGGGGCGCCGGGGCAGGCTGGCGGCGTTCCGGGACAGCGTGGCGGCTATTCCGACGTGATGGATTACGGCCAGGAAGGCGGCGTGCCGTACGTGGTCCATAATGATGGTTCGTTCACTTGGGGCGGCGCGCGCCCGGCGAATGCGGCCGAGCTTGAAACCAAGGCGCGCGACGCGGCGACACAGAAAAACGAAGCGGACCGGCTTGCTTTCGAAAAATCGAGCAAGGCGACGGAATTAGCGCAGGGTCAACAGCGCCTTGGGATCGAGGGCGGCCAGTTGACCGTCGCGCAGCAAAACGCGGCGCGAGAACAGGCGGCGCAAAACAAAGCGGCGGTGACGGCGGCTATCGCCCGCTGGCCAGGGCGCCCGGTTCTCACGAGTCCAGAGCAACGGGCCGCGCTCGGGCCGAACAAGGAATACATTACGCTGGATGGCCAGCTAGCACGGACAAAGTAAGATGCCGAATTGGTGGGATGAAGACGTAAGCAATGCTGCTTCAGCGCCGCCTGCGCCGCTTGTTCAACTCGGTAAAACCGACGCGACCGCACAACAAGCGCTTGTCGATCAGGCGACCAAGGCGAATAAGCTTGCGGACCTCGGGCAGCAATACGTAACGGCGAATGCCGTGGACCCTGACGCGACGGGTCCGATCAATTCGCTTGGCTTCCATTTGCCGCAATGGCTCGGCGGCGCCGGGTTCAACGTCGGCGACATGCGCGCCAACACCAATCCCACGACCGGGCGCCTGTCGGAACTGTCGAAACGTATGATCCCGCTGCAACGGGACGTGGGCGCGGGGCCGATCCGGATCGGCGAGGTTTCCGGTCCCGGCGGCGGCATTTGGGGCGGCGACGTGCCGCGCATCAACGCGGCGGCGCCTGTGAGCGCCGCGATAGCCTCCGATTGGCAAACCAATGCTGCTTACGACCGGGCGCTTCGGGATTGGGCGACAAGCTGGGGGCAGAACAAGGGAACGCTGGCGGGCGCTCAAACGGCGTTCGACAAATGGTGGCCGGGGGCGGTGGCGCAGAAAGCGCAACAGCGGCAGGCGGCCAACGCCGCGCTCACAGCCCAAAGCAACACCGCCCGGCAACAAAACGACCCGGTCAACCTGTTCGGGAAGTAACCGATGGTCACGAAGCTCGCCGCTTTCCGTCAGCAATATCCGCAGTACGGCCAGATGAGCGACGCGCAGTTGGCGAACGCGCTGCACGCCAAGTTCTACAGCCAAATTCCGTTCGATCAGTTCGCCAGCAAGGTCGGGCTGAAGACGGACCCGGTGACAGGCGCCATCGATACCTTTGAACGGTCAATCCCGTTCGCTGATGAGGCGAGCGCAGGCGTCAGCGCCCTTGCTGGACGCGTCTTCGGCGGCGCCCCAAGCCTATCGTCCGCTTGGGCGAATGCGCGGGCGCAGCAAAAAGCGCAGGCCGATGCGTTCCAAGCCGCGCACCCGTACTTGAGCGGCGCGGCGACTGGCGCCGGTATCGGCGGTCAGATTGTCGCCGCCTTGGGCTCAGGCGGGACCTCGGCGGCGCCGGAGGCGCCCGGCCTCCTGGCCGGTATCGCCCGCGCCGGGAAGGGCCTTCTAGGGCTCGATGCCGCCCCGGCCACGGCGGCGGCGGCTCCGGCTGGTGGGCTTGTCAACAGAGCGGTCCAAGGTGCGGCGAGGGCCGCCCCGGCGGCGACCAAGGGTGGCCTCCTGGCCGGAACCGCCGCCTTCGCCAACACCGATGGCGATCTACAAACCCGTATGCAGGCGGCGGCGGATGCAATTCCGGTTGGCGGCGTGGTCGGCGGCGGAACCGGCGAACTGATCGGCGCGGCGAACACTGGCGCTCAGCAGCTTGCCAAGCGCGGCATGACCGCGACGCAAAAGGCGGCGATCAGGGCCGTGCAGATTTTACAGAAACGAGCGCCGCAGGTTGCGGCTCTACAGCCCGGCGATATCCCCGAAGGCCAGTTCGCCTTTCAACAGGGCGACGGCGCCAGCCTCGCCCGCGCGGTTGCGGCGGTCCCTGGCCCCGGCCAGAACATCGCCCAACAGGCTTTGGGCGCCCGGTCGGCGCAGGCGGGCAACCGGGTGAAGGCGGCAATGCAAGACAGTCTCGACGCCAGCCGGGCCGATTACTACCAGACGAAAAACATGACCGAAGCCGCCCGCAAGGCGGTCGCCGATCCGCTCTATGCGCAGAGCGCGGCGACGCCGGTCAATGAGGTCGATTTCCAGCACCTTATGGGGCCGATCCTCAACACGGATATCGGCCAGCGGGCGATGACTTCGGCGCAGCGGATCGCTGAAGCGGAATCGGTTGTAAGCGGCCAACCATCCACGTGGGATCAGAACATCATTCAAAACGGACAAGTGGTCAGCGCACAGACGCCCGGCGCCCCGATGCTCGATAAGATGGCCCAAGGCTGGGATGAAGCCCTGCGGCCCTATTATCAGGGCGGCCGGTTGAGCACCGAAGGCCGGGCGATGCTCGGGCTGCGCAATGAGTTCGTGAACCGCCTCGGGCAGCTTGTCCCGGCCAACGCCGAAGCCCGCGCCGCGTGGGGCCAGGATTCCAGTGTCCTGAACGCGATGCAGACCGGCCGCGATATCATCCGCAAAACGACCGACCCGGAGCTGATCGCGCAGGACACGGCGAACCTGACGCCGGAACAACAACAAGCGCAAAATACCGGCATGGCTTATGAGATTGGCGGTTCGCTACAGGGCCGCAATCCGCAGGCGTTTTTGCGCAGCCTCAATCAAGATCAGAACATGCAAGAGCGTTTTCGGGCGGGCTTCGCCCCCGGTGACGCGGGCGATCAAGCCTTCAGCGATTTCATGGCCTCAGTGAAAGCCGAAGCTGAACAACAAGCGACCCACAACAACATTCTGACGGGCTCGCGCACAACACCCCTGAAAGAGGATATCGACGCGGCGAACATGGCGGGCGTTGACCCGGACGATCCGTGGCTACAGGCGGCGCAAACCGTGGATAAGGCCAAGGCCGCCCTGCGGACGCCGGTAACAAGCGCCGCCGCTCTTGGCCTGAAAGCGCTATCGAAAGTCCAGTCCAAGCCGTTGAACGACCCGGACGTGAGCCAGCATCTAGGCGAAGTGCTGTTCGGCCAAAAGTCGCCTAGCGACCTGTTAGCCGAAGCGGCGGGCGGGCAGCCGCAGGCGCCGATTGATGCAAATACAACGCTGAAGGCGATTTCGGCCGCCAATGCGGTCAACGCGGCGGGGACCGACCAGACTCAGGCGCCGCCCGGTCAGTTGTGGCCAACGCCCTAGATGGCTTCGTCTAGGCCGTTGACGATCATGCAAACGAGGAAGACCGGCCAGAACAGGACGTGCAGCACGAACAAGCCAAGCGTCTTCGGCCAGTACAGAAGATCGTCAAGGCTCGGCATGGCGTAGGGGGCCGCCTTGATTTTCAGACCCAAAACGACGCCCGCGCCAATCAGGCCAATCAACAGGTACATAGGCCAACGCCTCCTTTGCGGTCGCGGCTTGTAGCAGGGGCCGGACGCAGCCCGAAGGCGGCATAGGCGCGCAGGAAAGCCCCCTACAGCCATTTCCTCGGGCGCCCGGCTATCCCAAGGCCGCGCGCCGACCCCTGGCCATCCACGGCCCGGATTTTCGACTCTGAGAGTCTACAGGCTTCGCGGTATCCAGGGGCATGACCGTTCTCGGCGTGGCCAAGGCCCCTTGCAAATCCTGCCCCTACCGCCGGGACGTGCCGTCCGGGGTGTGGGATGCAAGCGAGTACGAAAAGCTTCCTGGCTATGACGGCGACGTTCCCGACCAGCTAGCGGCCGGGGCGTTCGGCCTGTTCCACTGTCACCAACGGGACGGCAACCTGTGCGCGGGGTGGCTGGCCTGCCACGGCCCGCATAACCTGCTGGCGATGCGATTGAGCGGGGCCAAGGTCACGCGCCGGGCGTGGGATTACCGGACCGCTATTCCCCTGTTCGGATCGGGCCAGGAGGCGGCTGAACATGGGCTGGCCGATATCGACGCGCCGGGCGAGCGGGCGCTGGCCATGATCCACCGGTTTATCCGGCGACTCCGCTAGATTCAGCCATAGAGCTACGCTACGGTTTGCGCATGGCTGACCTGTTCGCATGGCTGGTGAAAGAGGCTGACGGGTCCGAAGGGACCATCGGCGTCTTCGTACCCGGCATGGGCGCGGGGGCGGTCCCATTGGTGGTGGCGAACGAGAAAATGGCCGCAGCCCTTGAGCCTTACGCATGGCGTCATGCCGAAGCGAGCGGCAAGCCGGTGCGACTCGTCAGGTTCGTGGAAGCGGAGACGCTGAAGCGGCTTTGAACCTACTGTGACGCTACCGATTGAAAGCCTGCGTCAATTTGTGCCAAACCCTGTGATAGTCGCGCAACGCCGTCGAAAAAGACCAGCAATTTCAACGGCTACCCTCCCCCTCGATGGGGAAATCTGGCGTTCGAAGCTGGTCGGACATGGGCGGTAAGTGCTTGCTTGAAAAGATATATTTTGCGCGCTCGGCGTAAGTCGTTCTAACTCAAAGGCGAAGTTTTAGCCCCGGTTCCGGGGTAACATTTTGAGGTAGAGAACGACATGGCCAAGCGCGAGAAAATCGCCCTGATCCACGGAAAGACCTTCACGTCCCTGATGGGCGAGACGCCTCGGATCGAAACGAAGAACGGTGTCCAATCGACTGGCAAGGTGAACGACGGCGGCGGCCTGTGGCTCATCGTCGGCAAGGGTGAACAACGGTCATGGTTGTACCGCTATCAGTTCGGCGGCAAGGCATGCGAACTGAATATCGGTTCGGCCCACAAAATCGACCTCGGCGCCGCCCGCGAAAAACGCGCCGCCTGTGAAGCCCTGAAGGACAAGAACATCGACCCGCGCAGCGAGCGCGTGGCGACCAAGGCGGCGGCGAAGGCCGCTATCGTGGTCCGTCAGACCAGCAAGACCCTGTTCGAACTGGCCAAGCTGGCGGCGGTGGATATCGGTCCGAAGAACCCGAAGCGGCAAGCCTATTGGGCCAACCAACTGAAGCCGGACCTGACGGCGGGCGTCGGCGGTATGGCGCCCGCTTCGATCACGCACGATGACGTGGTGCGCGCCCTGAAGGCCATCCGCGAGCGGTGCGCTTGCGCGGAGCAAAGCCGGAAGGTCGAAGGTCAGATGCGGCTCATGTTCGAATGGTGCGCCGCGCACGGTCATATGCCGAGCGACGCCGAGAACCCGGCCGAGTTCACCAAGCGCCAGCGGTTCCGTTTCGCGGCGGCGCCGAAGCGCAGCGTTGGCCACGCGCGCGTCCCGGTCGAACACGTCACGGCGACCCTGGCCGATCTGCGGGCGAAGGAAGTCAACCATCGGACCCTGGCCGTTGAATGGCTGGTGCTGTCCGTGATCCGGGCGTCTGCGGTGACGACGGCCGATTGGTCGGAAATCGACCGCGCCGCGAAGGTGTGGACGGTCCCGGCGGCGAAGATGAAAATCAAAAACGTCGGCGCCCATCGCATCCCCCTGACCGCTCGCCATCTGGAAATCCTTGACGCCCTGGTGGCGATGGCGAGCGGCGAACAACCGAAGTGCGGCCTTGTGTTCGAAGCGGCCGAAGGCGGCGAAATGACCGTGGACAAGCTGAACGACACGCTGCGGACGGTTTACCCGCATCTGGTCGAACGGTTCGACAACGAGAACGGGCAGTTCGTGGACATGCGTCAGGCGTGCGTGCACGGCTTCCGAACCACCTTCAGGACGTGGGGCGGCGACCAATTCGACCGGAAGGCGAAGAAGCGCATGTTCGATGAAACGACCCTGGAATTGTGCATGGCGCACGTCGTGGGCGATGCGGCCCGCAACGCTTACGACAAGAGCGACAACGTCGAGGCCCGGCGGGTGGTGCTGGACGCTTGGGCCGCATTCTGCGGCGGCGCCAAGATCAAGACTTTCCGGGCGGCTGCTTGATCGCGCCCCGCCTCCTGGCCGCTTCCTCGCGGGCGGCCAGGAGGTCGGATTTCCAAATGACCCGCCGGTTGTTCATGCTCAAATGGGTTGTGAACACGCCCTCTCGCACACGCTGATAGAAGGTGGTCCGGCCGAACTTCATCAGGCGGCAAACCTCCCTGATGGTCAGTTCTTCATCTTCATCGTGGTTCATCGTTCCCCTTTTCCCGGCGCCCTCCTCGCCGCGTCCTTTCTCGTTAATGCCGCCTGAAAAATGGCGTCAGGTCTGGCGGCGATGCAGCCGGGTCGATGGCCTGAAGCTGGTTGAGAATGCCTGTCACCGTTTCGCCGATCACGTCCCCGTAGTCTTCTTCAAGCCGCTCGATAGCCTCCTGTTGAAGCTGAAGGCAGCGCAGCAATCGGGCGTCCGTGTAGCTGTTGAAAATCAGGAACAGGTACAGGAACGGAAGCCAGCCGGTCCCGGCGATGAACATCATCAGTCGCCCGAATTGCAGGCTCGGCGGCATGATGAACAACAGCGCGACCAGCCACCCGGCCATGTAGAACGCCAATCCGAACACGAAAGCGTTGGTGTAGAAGCGGGCCAGCGGCGTCATCCACCGCTCGGGAAGCTTCAGCAACAAATCGACAATCTGCGGTTCAGGCGGCGTGTCTGCGGTGTTGAGGGCGAACCTGACTTGAACATGCATTCACGCCTCCTGTGCTCTATCCCGTCGCCCTGGCGACGCTCCATCCTTTTGGGCAGGGCGGATAGACCGCGCCCTTATCCTTGGCGGCCTGAATGGCATCCTTAATGAACACCATGTCGGCGCCGACCCTGGCGGCGATGCTCCGTGGATTCATTCCTTCCATCCGCAGGCGAACAACATTCTCCTGAAGATCAAGATAGGCGTCGGGCGTCATGTTCCGGCGGGCAGCAGCCCTGGCAACCATCGGCGCCTGACGTGGACCTACCGCGCTGAATGGCCCGAAGAACCGGGATGGCCAGATCACGTTGGACCCGGCCTCGGTGGCGCTGGAAGGGGGCGCCAGGACCTTTTCGCGAACTTCACGACGTATGCCCGCCGCGACGGTCGGTAAGGGCGCCGGGCGACCTTCCTGTTCGGCCTTGCGTGCTTCGGACAGGAACGACTTGGTGAGCCCCGAATACGGCACGTTGATTCCGGCGGCGCGGGCGTGGCTCAAGATGACGCCGACTTGTGCGACGGTGAACGGCGTCGCCTCGGCGATATCGCCGACCTGGGCGCCTTTCTGGGCCATGTCGAGCACGCGCATCTTGCAATCGAGATACCCTTGCGCCGAGAGCTTCACCTTCGCCGCCGCTCGGGTTACGGCGACCAAACCCATGGTGGAAAGCTGGTCGGTGTGGGTGTACCAGCGCTTTTGTTCAATCGGGCCTTTATGGGTGTAGTGCAGGTTCGGGAACTGGATTCCGGCGGCCTTCGCATTGGCGATGATCCGCTGCACTGCATGACGGGCGAGCCCGGTTTCGTCGGCGATCTGCACCGGGTGTCTGCCTTTCTTACGTAGCCGGATCACGTCAGCTTCAGGCCCGACAAGATTCTCGGGCAGGGTGTCTTTCGGCTTGGCTTTCGGCGGCGCCGGGGCGTCCGCGCGAGGTCCCGCCAGGCGGGTCGCCTCTTTTACGGGCGGCGGGGTGACGATGAACCCGGCGGCGGTCAATAGCGGGTCGGGCATACCCATCCCCGCCGGGGCGGCGCTGTATTGGTCCGCGAGGGTGCGCGCGAGATGGATCACGCTATCGCGCATCGGTCCCGGCGGGATGCGCCCGAAGGCGTCTAGCAACGGTTCGACGCCCGGCATGACGAGGAAGCGCGCGAGGATGACCGGATCAAGGCCGGTCGAAGGGTTGGCTCTAGGCAAGGGCGGGGCTCCAGATTATCGGCGTTTTTGCCAGGGTCGATCCCAACCGAGGACGGCCATGACGGTGCTCATGGTGGCGTTCTGCGGGCGTCGCGTCTCGCCGAAATACCAGTTCAATAAGGTGTAGCGGCTGACCTTGTGACCGACTTTTTCGGTCTCTTGTTCGATCTGTTCAAGGGTCATGCCGCTATCCTCGATAGCCATCTTCACGGCGTCGAGGTCAGGGTCTTTGTCGATCCAGTTGTAAGCAAGCCAACTCTGCGCGGGGATGAAGTTCTTGTGGGTTTTCGGGAGCGGCTTCGCCCATTTTGCTTGGCTGCGATAGGCGGTCGCTTGTGGATTGGTGGCGGCTGGCATGGGCGCCTCTTTCCTCCCGGCCTCGGCGTCGCGCTGGTCAACCTTGGCGACGAAGGCTCTATGGTCTGGCTGATACGCATGTACTCCCATCGTCAATTCCCCCTGTCTCTGCTGCGGGTCGCGGTAAAAGCCGCATCGCCTTTTTGTAGGCGGCGGCAAGCTCAACCACGGCTTCCGGTCCTTCAGCTTCAGCAATCTGGCTGAGGTACGGCATACCGGAGTCGATGCTTTCGATTGTCTCTTCGGCGGTCGCGTAGCGCCCTCGGGCGAACCATTGGACCTTGAGCGGCTGGCCGATTTCGAACAGCACGCCGTCGCCGACGCGGAACGGCTTGAAGTTGAACGCCCACCACAGGCACATCACGCCCGGATTCCGGTCAAGGTGAATGCCCGCTGGCGCCACCTTGGCGGTCGGCATGTCGCGCGCGTTGCGCTTGGCCAGCGGGTGCGTGAGGAACGGGCAGGCGTGAACGGCGAAGTCGGCGCATTCAGGATGTGACGGCGGTTCGGACGTAACCCGATTGACAGCGCACATAGGGCCGATGACGAAAGCGCGGATGCGGCGCAGTTTCCGCCCGCAAATCCAGCACAAATTGTTACGGACAGCTAAACCGATCTTGTCCCGGCCAATAACCCGGAAATCAGGTTGGCCTTGGTCATCTATGTAGACGAACCAAGGGACCGGGTATCCCCGGCGATCAAGCGGAAGTGCTTGAATTGATTGCGGTTTTGTGGGGGGGGGGGGTGAATCGGTCCGCATAGGGTTTTCCTGGACCGCTAATTAGGCCCTGAATGAGCCTGACCTTAACGGCGTTAGTGTGTGTTGTCACGGTGGCGCGTTCAAGTTGTAACTTTGCCTTCCGCTTACTGAACAGTTGCGAACGGGGTTGTACCGAAGCGGTACGGTTGGAAAGGCGACTTAGGGCCAAAATATCAGGTGAAACCCTGAGACCATCTCGGGAATCAACCTGACCCTAGCCGAACAAGTCGGGCTGCACCGGAAGAGGTTCTAGCAAGCGTTGCTGTAAGAGTACGGAACGCGTGTGCTGCTTCCAACGGGACAACACCGTTTCCGAGTAGATACAGCCGGTGAAGGCGCTGGGCTCGGGCGTGGCGGCTCCAACCGCGAGCCCGCTCCATCCCGGCGGCCAGTTCATCAAGCTTTCCACAAACAACGGGTTCAAGGTGAGGCCACGCGGCGAGGAGGTAACGCCATCGTTCGGTGTCTGCGGGGCCAGGAGGGAATGCAAAAGCTGGCCCTGGCCCTTCATCAGGAGTTCCGTGTTCCTCGCCCCTGAGCGGGTCCTGCGCCCGCCGGTCACGTCGGCCACGGTAGGCGTCGCCCATCGGCCCGCCGCCTCGCTCAAGGGCCGCGCGTTGCGGCCATGCGTCCCCGGCGAGGCGTAGACGCTGCGGTCGTCCCTGGCGGCTGGCGTCGGCCAGAGCGTCATGGATCGCGAGGATGAAAAGCCGCTCGCGCTCATGGGGGGCGCCAACCTCTGACGCCGTGAATAGTCCGCCCTCAACCTGATAACCCAATCGGCGAAGGTCTCGATGAATACGGGCGGCCCCGCCTCGCGCGTGCAACATGCCGCCGACGTTCTCGATGAACACGGCCCATGGCCGGGACTGGACGATGATCCGGCGGGTGGCTGGCCAGAGGTCGCGGTCATCAGCGGCGCCTCGGGCGGGTCCGGCTTCAGACCACGGCTGGCAAGGGATGCCGCCAAATAAGAGGTCCACGCATCCACGAAAGCGTCGGCCAGGGAAGGTTCGGGCGTCAGACCATACAGGCGCCGCAGCCAGATATGCCGCTTCAATCGCCTGAACCAGAGTCGCGCACGCGAAGGCTTCCCTCTCCACATAAGCGACCGGGCGAAGCGCCGGAACCGCGAGTTCAAGGGCAAGGTCCAAGGCCCCGGCGCCTGTGCAGATGGAGAGGGCGCAGAGGTCATCAGCGGGGGAATGTAGACCCACACTCGAATCCTCCTGAAGGCGATGACGATGGCGGGGACAGGGACGCGGACGGCGGCGTTGACGTAGGCGCCGACAGTGGCGCAGGCGTTGGCGTTGACGGCGGCGCAAGCGTTGACGGTGGCGGCGCCGTTGGCGCGGGCGTGGCCGGGAACGACGGCGAAGCCGGTGGCGCGGGCGTAGGCGCGGACGGTGACGGCGCCGGAGGCGCTGACGGAGACGGCGGCGTGGACGCGGACGATAGCGAAGGCGTCGGCGCTGGCGATGACGGAGCCGGAGACGGCGGCGACGGCGGGGGCGCTGGCGATAAGGTTGACGGGGACGCTGGCGAGGATGTGGGCGCAGACGTTGGCGTTGGCGCCGGGGACGGCGAAGACGGAGGCGGTGGCGAAGGCGCCGACGTTGCCGGTGACGTGGACGACGCCGGGGACGAAGACGTTGACGGGGGCGAAGGCGCAGACATTCGATTACTCGGCGGCGAGGTTCAAAGCCTGATGCTGGTCAAGCTCTTTCGCTTCCCAACCAGCCAGGGCGAAGCGGCCCTTGCCCATCTTGCGCGAGGCGCCGATGCCGACGAACTGGCCGCCCCACATGATCAGGTTGCGCAGAGTCGGCGGATCGACGGTCTGTTCGTCAATCGTCAGTTCGCCATGGGCGGTGAAGCCTTCGATATAGCCGTTCTCGCGCAGGCCGCGTTGATTGGACGCTTTCGCGCCGGTCCCGAGCGTGACGGTCGCGAACCGGGTCCACACGCCGTCCGGCGCGAACTTGCCGGTGTAGAACGGCGTGGCCGCGATTTTTGACCTGACCTGTTCTGGTGGGCAGGCCCGGTGCGCCGCGCGCGCCTCGCTGTTGGCGGCGACAAGGAAGGACAGAATGTTGTCTGGTGGGATGATGATTTCGTTATCCTCGGCGACATGGAACGGGCGCTTCGACAAGGTTTCTAGCTTGTCGTAATCGAGCAAGGTCATGTCGTGCGCGCGCAGATACTCTTCTAGCGACTTGCGCCGATTGGCGTCGCTCTTGGCCCGGTTGAGGCCAGATTTCTTGGTGATTTCGATGACCTGATACATTTCGGTCCAATAAGGATGCGCGACGAATGGCGTCGTGAACCTTAGGGCGGTTTTGATGGTCAGCATGTCTCTCTCCTGTTGAGACGGTGGCGTTGACGACGGCGCTGACGATGGCGACAGCGGCGGCGGGGACAAGGACGACGGCGTTGGCGAGGACGACGGCGAGGGCGCCGTCGATGGCGTTGCGTCGGCGTAGACGTTGCTTAGGCGTTGGCGACGCAGAGGCGGGGACGGAGGCGACGGCGTTGGCGCGGGCGTAGCCGCTGGCGTGGCCATTGCATTGGCGTAGGCGTTGCCGGAGCCGGAGCCGGTGGCGACGCGGTGACGACGGCGATGGCGGGGACGAAGGCGCGGGCAGCGCCGGGGGCGTTGACGGCGGCGCCGACGACGGCGGGGACGGCGACAGGGACGAAGACGAAGGCGCTGACGAAGGCGTGGCCAGGGCCGTAGCCGTGGGCGTAGACGCTGACGGGGACGCGGCCGAAGGCGTTGGCGTCGGCTTAGGCGGCAACGTCGGCGGGGGCGACGGCGAGGGCGTTGACGTTGACGCAGGCGTAGACATCAGGGCTGACCACCGGCCTTGCGCCGGGCTTCCACGATGGCGGCGCAGCGGTAGAGCTTTTGCGCGATGTAGCGGGCCTGAGCCGGTGACAGACCGGCCGGATAAGACGGCCCTTCGGTTTTGTTGAGGCTGATCCACTGACCCCGCGCGACCACCGTCACGCGCTGCGTCAGGTCGCTGGCCGTCGCCGACAGCTTGGCGCAGTCGTTCACGCCGTGAACCTCATCACACACGTCCGGGATCATTGCGGGTCCTTGTCGGTTTCGCCGCGCCAGCGGGCGAGGCTGGCGGCCCTGGCGATCTCGCTGCGCCGTTCGGGCGACAGGCTGGCCGCGCGCGCGACGGCGGCGATCCTGGCGATTTCGCTGCGCTCGCGTGGTGACAGCACGGCGGCGCGGGCGTGGCCGCGCGCCTCGGCGTCGGTCATCAGCGGCGGTTCGCCGTGGGCGGTTAGGATGAACTCGGTTCCCGGCTCCCCTTCCGCCAGGCGGATTGCCGCGAAGGCGGCGCGCTCGGCAGTTTCATAGTGAAGGTGCTGGCTCCCGCCCTTCCTCCGAACGCTGAACGAAAGCGGCGTCATGGCGGCGGCCTCCCCTTGCTTACGACTATGCGGGCAAGGATGAGACTCTGAGTTCAAACTGTCTCGCCCAAATATTCAAGCAAGCAGACGGTGATGAAACAAGGTGAACTGGCGTCGCTCTAACGACTGAACAGCGACGGACAGCTATGGACAGCCACGGACACTCTACACGTTTCCGTGAACCCCTATCGCAAGCAAAGGCGGGAAAAGCAAAAACCGCGTTTTACCGACCAGAACCGACCAGCCCCGAACAATTGCGGACATGAGTGCATTTTGCACCATGCTTAAACGGCCGCCGACTGTTCTTTTTGTATTGCCCGGCCTGAACCCGGCGGCCGAATATCCGGGCCATGAGAAGCCACGCGCAAATCATCTTGGACGCGGGCGGCTACAAGGCCGTTTTCCTGCGGCTGCATTGGTCCGGCAAGCTCCAGACGGTCAAGTCGTGGGTGCTGCGCGACAACATTCCGGCTGAGCACTGGCGGGCGCTGGTCGATCAGGGGGTCTGCACCCTTGACGAACTGGCGACGTGGGCGGCGGCCCGAAAAGTCCGACAGGCGGGTTAGTGGCCATGCGTACAGGGCGGCCGACGTGGAGTCTGATCTATGCCCGGCGCCGCTGGGGGCCTGATTGGGCGGTGGCTATCGCCGCCTGTATCGGCGGCTTCAGCCTCGGGCTGGTCCTGGCCAACCTGTTGCACGCATGACCGGCAAGCTGATCCTCGGGATAGACCCTGGCCTCGATGGCGCTCTCGCCCTGGTCGATCTGGATACCGGCGCCCTGGTCGATGTGTTCGACGTTCCGACCCTGAAGCTGAAGAATGGCCGGACCCTGAACGAATACCAGCTTGCCGCCCTGGTCGATGATTGGTCGCGCAAGGTTGCTGACGCTTGGATTGAAAAGGCGTGGCCACGCCCCGGCGAGGGCGGCGTTCAAGGCTTCGCCTTCGGCAAGAACTACGGGCAGTTGATGGGGACCGTGACCGCGAACATGGTCCCGCTTCATGAGGTCGGCCCGGCGCTGTGGAAGCGCACGATGGGGGTCACGTCGGACAAGGATGAAGCCCGCGCCGCCGCCTCGAAAGCATGGCCACGTGAAGCGCACCGCTGGCCGCTGAAGAAGCATCACGGCCGGGCGGAAGCCGCCCTGATCGCCGCCTATGGGCGCCGCCGCTTCCTGACGACGTACCTAGAGGGCGACCTGATCGAGGTGGCCCATGGCTGAAACCGTGCACTTCAGCGCCCCGGTGCGCCTGACCGAAATGCTGCGATGCGCCGAACGTGAAGTCGCGATGCGGCGCGGCGTCTACCCGCGCCGGGTGCGCGCCGGGTCGATGACGCAGGCTGAAGCGGACCGCGAAATCCGGTTGATGCAGGATATCGCCAGCTACCTCGAAAAAGACCTGTCGGGGATGTTCTGAATGGGCGCCCTGGCCAAAGCCCTACAGTCGCAATCGTCCTACGCGGCGAAGAAGACGCCCCTGTGGGATGAAATCTGTGACCGGATCGAGGGCGCGATGTATCCGCGCCAGCTTGAAGAGGTCGAGTGGTGGCTAGAAGCTATAGAGCTTCAGGTTCCCCGCGCGTGGGTCGAGCCGATTGCAGAACTGATCGAGAAACGGCTGGTCGAGCTGAAGGACGAGGATATCGCCCAAATCATGCGCGACCGCTTCGATTTCTAGTGTGTGTGCTGACGTGTGGATGTGAAGACGTGAGGAATGTGTCATGGCCTTGAATCTCCCCCAAAGGGGCTCCGGTGAAGATCGGACCCCTATCGTGAAGTACGACGCCCGCGCCGGTCGCCTGTTCCGGGTGGACCGGACGCAAAGCGACGGAAGCTGGGAAAGCAACACCGTCGAGATCACGCCGGTTTTCCAGGCGGTGATGGACCTTGAGAACATCGAACTCGGGTGGCTGTACTTCCCGACCAACGGCGCCCCTGAAATCGACGTGGCGCCCTACGGCAAGCCGATCCCGCCGAAGCCGTCCGACAAGGCCCGGCCGGGGTATCGGGTGCATATGAAGCTCGGCAAGCAGGCGGGCGGCGATATCCGCGAGATGGCGGCCAACGCAGCGGTTTCCATCGCCGGTATGGACGCCTTGCACGACCTCTACCTGAAGGACCGGGCTGGCCATCCCGGCGAGCTGCCGGTGGTCCGGCTGGAAAAGACGACGGCTATCGTCACCACCGGCAAGGGCCAGGACGGCAAGCCGGTCTCCAGTCAGAACTACCAGCCGGTGTGGCAGATCGTCGGCTGGGCGAAGCGCCCGGACGACCTGTTGCCGCCGGGGGCGCAGCCCCCGACCAGCCACGCCACACAGGCGGCGAACGACGCCGCGCGGCCGGTCGAGGTCGCGTCTATCGCGGACGATTTCTAGTGCTGCGGGTAACTGCGCCAGGGGCCGCCCCCGCCCCTGGCGATTTTTTCATGAGGCGAGCCGTTGCGGATGATTGGACCGTTCAACGCCGAATGGGCGACCGCCCCGCAATGGGCGCTGATGTACCGCGAGCGGGGCCTTCAGGTGGTCCCGGCGCATCGGCCCGGCGAGGGCGCGCAATGGAAGCGGCCGTTCGGCGACTGGCTGGAATTTCGTGAGAACCTGACAAGCGACGCCGTGTTCAGCCGGTGGTTCCACCCGGAGACCGGGGAACACCGCGCCCGGCGCAACATGGGCCTGATCCTCGGGCGCCCCTCGGGCGGCCTGTTCGCCATCGACCTTGACCGCAAGGAAGGGTCCGGCGCCTTCGATTGGTGGGCGCGGATCGTGAACGTGCACTTCGGCGGCGTCGAACCGCTGACCTGGGCGCAGACGACCGGCGGCGGCGGGCGGCAAGTGTTCTTCAAGGCGCCGCCACACTGGACGCCCCCGACCTTCAAGACCGGCTTGTGCGTCGATCTGCGCGGCCAGGGCGGATTCGTGATCTGCCCGCCGAGCCTGCATCAGTCGCAACGCATCTACGATTGGGAGGATGAGCGCGGGCCATGGCAGGCGCCGCTCGCGGACGCCGATGAAGCCTTGATCGAAGAGATCGAGGAACTGCGCGAGGATTACGGCGGTGCGCCAGGCGGGCAGTCACAGGCCGAACACACGCCGTCACCCGGCCAGAGCAAGAACGACTGGGGCCGCGACATCGACGGGCGCGAGGCGAAGATCAGGGACGCGGTGTGGGCGGCGGTGGTGGATATGTATCGGGAATGCCCGATCCCGCTCGCCCAGAGCTTGCAGGACGCCGAAATCGAGCGGCTGTGGACGCAGTTCCAGTTGACCACGAAAAGCCGTCTGACGGGCGATCCTGGCGAGAGCAACGGCGAGCTGTTGGAACGCGAAGGCCGGGGGCTTTCAGAGTTCCGGCGCAAGTGGGCGTACGCCATGCGGCAATGGGATTCGAAGGTCGCGGAGGCGGCCAAGGTCCCAAAGCCTGAAAGCCAGGACGGCGGCCCGGTGCGCGCCGGGCAGGTATCCGACGCGAGCGGACAACTCGCCGCCCCGGATTCGACTCAAGAACAGGCCCGCGACGCAGACCCGATCTGCGCAGGCGACCTTCATGGCCAACCGCCCGAGCGCCTGTGGCTGGTCACGGATTGGATTGCGCAGAACGAGGTCAACAGCCTGTACGGCATGGGCGGGACCGGGAAGTCGCTCCTGGCGCAGCAACTCGCCTACAGCGCGGCGACCGGGGAACCCTGGCTCGGGCTAGAGGTCAAGCCGTGCGAGACGGTTCTAGCGGTGCTGTGCGAGGACAAGCTGGACGAACTGCACAGGCGACATGAGGCGATCCGACTCGCGAGGGGCCATGCTATCGGCAACCCCTACGGCGGTGTGTACCTGTGGCCGCGCTACGGCTTCAACAACACCCTCCTGACCTATGAACGCGACGCGCCGATCTACGGCCCATTCCACGACCGACTCAAACAGCAACTGCAAAGGCTGAACCCCGGCCTGCTGATCCTCGATACGATCCGCGACGTGTTCGGGGGAGACGAGCGCGACCCGCAACAGGCGAACGCCTTCCTGAAGACGGTGCTCGGCGGCCTGATCCTGGCGCAGAAAGAGCGTGGCCATAGCCTCACAGTGATGCTGGTCGGCCATCCCAGCGTGCTCGGCGCCAAAGAGGGAACCGGGCTGGCGGGCTCCCTGGCATGGGAGAACGGGGTCAGGTGCAGACTTTACCTGAGCAAGCCTGAAGAGGGCTCCGGCGACGAACGAACCCTAGCCAAGGGCAAGGCGAACTACAGCGCCAGCGGCGCCGCAACCGGCGTCGCCCTCCTGTGGCAAGACGGCGTGTTCACGCCGACCAGCGGCCAGGATGTGAAAGCCGCCGTGAGGGCGGGCGGCCTCGCCCGGCTGGTCAGGGAGAAGGTCGAGTTCGCATGGTCAATCAACCGGCCATACACGGCGCGCGCGGACCATGACCGCCACCTTTACAAGCTCCTGCCCGAGCAACTGAAAGACGGAACCGGGTGTAGTCAAGCAACCGCCTTACGCGCCGTCAGAGAAGCCATAGACGACGGCCTGATCATGCTTTCGAAGAACAGTAACAAGCGCGGCTGGAAACCAGCCGGGGCGGCGGACGAATGACGCAAGCCATTGAAAAGAAAGGCATAAGCGATGACCGCCTTACATCGCCTTACCCGTGAACAAAAGGGGATAAGGCGATCCCTAAGGCGGTACAGGATGCACCAAGCGATGATTGCAAAAAACACAGCAAAATCAGCTACTTGGCATAAGGCGATCGCGCAAATTGACCGCCTTACCCTATTCCCTCGCGCGCGCGTATGTGCGCCCCCCTTCACCCGTATAAATATCCCCTACGGGGATAGATATTTATACGGAGAGAAGGGGAAGACGGAGGGAGGGGAACAAGGACTTCGGAATCGAACCCGCCGGGCGGCAAGGCGCTCGGCTTTCGGCGTGTGGCCACGCCGAACGCCTTACACGCCCGGCGGTGTCCGAAGGGGTGTTCGGGAGGTCAGGGCATGACCGGAACCCGCCGACCCAAAAAACTGGAAAACCCGGACCCGAAGGCAGCGAGACGGGCCAAGGCGGTCAAGTACATCAGGATCGCCAAATGGCGCCGTGAAGCTATCGACGGCACGGACTCGCTGAAGCGGAACACGGTCAAGGCGCTCGCCAAGGCAGAACGGCGGCTGCGCAACAGCATGGCCTACATCGTGAGGCCCCGAAACGCGGACTTGGCCCGGTGGCGCACGATGGAAGCGCACATCGCCACCCTCAAGGCGAGCTTGGCCAAAATGGGGATCAGCAACGAGCACCCTCGTAGGCCCCTCAAGCTGAAGGCTGTTCAGCCGGTCGGCGCACAGCCGAAGGCGCGATTCCGCAATACCGCGAACCCGAAACCGGAGGGAGGCCCTGATGCCACGTCCTGACGATGCGGTGATGATCCAAGCGTTCGGCGAGGGTATCGAGGCGGCGCGGATCGAGAGCGAACGCAAGTGGGGCATGGGGCGGGTCGAACGGCTGGCCGCGCTCCAGAACCTCGAATTGCTGGCCCGCTTCCGGCGCCAGGAAGCCAGTTGGGCGCAGACCTATTCGGCGTGCTGGCAGTCGGACTTCCTGACCAGTGACCAGCTTGGCCAGCTACAGGCGAAAGCGGCGTCGATGCAGCGGGCATTCGCGGCGTTGGACGCATGGGCGACGGAGGCGGGCCACAGGCCCGTCGCGCCGTGGGTGTGGGAGGCGAACCTACAGGACGGGACGATTGTCGCCCTGGTCGAGGACGACGCGGCGGCGAGCAAGGTGATCGCCGAAGGGCGGGCGATAGCGGTCTACACGGCGCGCGAGGTCGCCAACGTCATCGACGCCATACCGGACGCGCTGAAGCTGGCGAAGGCGACGTGGACCGGGGCGAAGTTCAAGGCGCCGCAGATTCCGCGATCCACAGGCGAGTGGGTGGAACAGGGCGATGAAATTCCGTTCGGAGACCCGCCAGGTGGAACGTCACGAAGCCAGCGGGTCGCGCAATCCGGCGGCCAGCCGGTCGGCAACCTGCCCGCAGATGACAATCCGCCGCGCGACCTGTCGCTAGCGCCCAAGCCGCCGCCAACAGCGTCGGGCGCCCTTTCGGCCAATTGGGAGGATGACCTGTGATGCGCTCGCTTCGCCTTGTGGGCTCCGCTCGCTCCAATTCGCTTCGCCGGAGGCTGCGCTCATGAACATCATCTGGACGGTCGAACAAACCGGGCTGTTGGCCCAAGCGTGGGGCGCTGGACACGCCAGCCGGGAAATCGCGTCGATGGTCGGCATGTCGGCCAGCGCGGTCCGGTGCAAGCGGCGGCGGCTCGGGCTACCGGCCCGGAGCGAGGTCAGCCAGGAGGCGACGGAACACGCACGCGGCGTCGCCCTGGCCGGTCCGAAAGTTCCCGACAATCCGAGTTACACCGCGACCTGTGCGCCGCCGTTGGCCGGGTCGATGCCAAGGCCTTGGACGCAGCGGATGGCGCGTGAATGCGCTTGGCCGGTGCTCGGGTTCGGCGACGAAACCCTGTCGTGCTGCTTGCCGGTGGAAGGCCGGGGGCCGTACTGCGCCGGTCACATGGCGCTGATGCGGCGCGAGCCCTGGCCGCCCACGGAGGCCGTGCTTCGCTGTGGCTCCGCGCTCGGCGTCGCTGCGGCTTCGCCTTCGCTCCAGCCACCCGCCGCCCCCGGCAACGTGCTGCTGTTTCACGGTCACGCTTGCAAGGTCAAACGAACGCTTTGAGAGGCGCCAGGAGGTTACGACTCCCGGAGGGCCGCCCGTGTCTCAGACCCGTCCAGACCGCGATCCGATCACGCAAGATTCGACCGGGGCGAAGGCGTCGCCGAAGCGGTCCGATCTGCTGAACAACAAGCCGCGCACCACGTCCGCCGGATCGAAGGGTCCGGCCTTCACGACCGGCGATGACAAGACCAGCGCGCCTTGTCCGTCAGACCCCTATGACGACGAGTGAGCGGCCGTCATGCATGGCGAGCGCCCGACCCTCACGCTGATCCAACGTCCGGCCGATCCGGTCCCGTACTCGGATGAGGTTGCGAACGCGATTTGTGACGCCATCGTGTGCGGGTCGCGCGGCCTCGCCTACCTGTGCGCGACGCAGCCGGGTTTCCCTTGTTACCGGACGGCGCGGCGGTGGATCGCGGAGAAGCCCGATTTCCGGGCGATGTACGATGAAGCGAAGATGCTTCAGGCCGATTTGTTGTTCGATGAGATCATCGAGATCGCGGACAACGATTCCGAAGATGTGCTGATCATCACGCGCAATGACGGGCGGCAAGTGCGGACCCTGAACCGGGAGTTCGTGCAGCGGTCCGACCTGATGGTCAGGGCGCGTGAAAAGGTCTGCGCCAAGCTCAACCCGAGGAAGTACGGCGAGAAGCTGGATGTGAACGCCACGCTCGGGTTCATCCCGTATGAACAGGCGCTAGCGCAGCTAGCCTAGGCGGCGGCCGTGCCGTCCCTTCAACTCAGTGAAGAATCGAAAGGTCTCCTTCAGCGGTTCAAGGATGACTTAGAGTATTATGCGCCGCGATGCCTGAAGATCAGGACCAAGGCGGGCGAACTTCAGCGGCTACAGTTCAATGGTGTTCAGGACTACGTCCATGGACGCTTAGAGGCGCAGCGCAAGCGGACACAAAAGGTCCGGGCCTTAGTGTTGAAGGCCAGACAGGAAGGCTTAAGCACTTATATCGGCGCGCGGTTCTACCATCGGGCGACGTTCTTCAAGGGTGTTCAGGTTTATATCCTGACGCACGAACAGGATGCGACCAGCAACCTGTTCAGCATGGTCGAACGGTTTCATCGGCATTTGCCGCCGCATCTGCGCCCGGTGACAGGCGCGAGCAATGCCAAGGAACTGTATTTCCCGACGCTGGATAGCGGATACAGCGTCGGCACGGCGGGGTCAAAGGCAGTCGGCCGAAGCAAAACCGTCCAACTTTTCCACGGAAGCGAAGTCGCCTTTTGGCCGAACGCGAAGGAACACTTCGCGGGCGTGCTGCAAACCGTGCCGGACATGCCGGAGACTGAAATTGTCCTTGAGAGTACGGCGAACGGGATTGGCGGCGAGTTCCATGAACGGTGGCAACAGGCGCAGGCGGGTGACGGGGATTATGAGGCGATCTTTGTACCGTGGTTCTGGTCGCTGGACTATCAGCGGGCGCCGCCTATCGGGTTCGAACTGAATGAGGAAGAAGAGGAGTACGGGCGGCTGTATGGTTTGACCCTGCCTCAACTTGTGTGGCGGCGGTACAAGCTTCTCGAATTGAAGGACCCGGCGCTGTTCCGGGCCGAATACCCGGCGACGGCGGCCGAAGCCTTCCAAGCAACCGGGCATGACGCGTTTATACCTTCAAGCCTGATCCTGGAGGCGCGCAAGCGGACCTGCGAGGCGGTCGGGAGTCTGATCATCGGCGTTGATCCGGCGCGGTTCGGGGATGACGGTTTCGCGGTGTGCTGGCGCCAGGGGCGCAAGGTGCTGAAGGTCGAACGGCGCTACAAGCTGGATACGGTGCAAGGGGCCAATTGGGTTCGCCAGATTGTCGAACGCGAGAACCCGGCGAAGGCGTTCATCGACGTGGGCGGCCAGGGCGCGGGCGTGGTCGATCTGCTGAAGGATTGGGGCGAGCCGTGGAGCCGGGTGTGCGAGGGCGTGAACTTCGGCGGCGCCCCGCATCAGCCGACGCGGACCGGGCCGAACGGCGACCTGATCCCCGGACCGCGCAATCGCAGAGCCGAAATGTGGATGGAGTCGAAGGACTGGCTGAACGATCCGGGCGGCGCCGATATCCCCGACGACGACGCCTTGCACGCGGACGCGGTGTGTCCCGGCTACAAGTACGACGCGCGTCAGTTCATCGTGCTTGAGAGCAAGGACGATATCCGCAAGCGCGGCGCCCGATCCCCGGACGGATGGGATTGCGTGGCCCTGACGTTCGCCGCGCCAGTCGCCACAAAAAGCGAAAGCGGCGACCGTTACCGGCGCCGCTCGCTGAAGGGCATGTTCGATTCCCTGTGGGGAGACTGACTGGCGCTGAAGCGAACCCTAGCCGCGTGGTCTGTGGCCCCGGCTTCTGATCTGCGCCGCGACCCAATCAAGAGCATCTTCAACGTCCTGGCGAGGAAGGCCCGGCGTCCAGTCGCCTTCGCCCTCGATACCGGATTCCAGGGCTAATAGGGCGCTTTCGATGGCCGTCAGGATAGCGACGGTGAGGCGTGGTGGTTTCATCCGCGCCTCCGGCTCTTGCTCGGCGGTGTCCAAGGCTGAGCTTGAACGTCGAAACTCGCTACGGTTTCGCTACAAATTGCTAGGGGGTCTACAGGCGCGGGAATCGGCTCGGGCTGTGGAGCAGCGGGCGGGGGCTGAATCGCCGTCAGGGGCTTCGCCTGCGCTGATTTCGCGGCTTGCAGCATCAGTTCGACCGCGCAGCGGACCGGGCCAGGGACCGGCTTGCGGTTGGTTTCCCACAGCCGGACCGATTGGCCCGGGTCACGCCCGATCAGGTAGAGGCGCCGCCCGAGGTCGGCGGCTGACAGCTTCAGGCGCTTGCGGGCGGATTCGAGTTCAGCGCCATTCATTTTGCGGTCTCGCGGGTCATCAGGAACAGGGCGCGGTCACGCAGGCCGAACGGGTCAGGGCGACCCGCGAGACCAAGGGCGACCATTGCACAATCAAGGGCGGCTTCCTGGCCGCTACAGGTTGTGCGCAGGTAGATGCGGGCGACTTGTTGAAGGACGGTCAGGGTATGCAGCGATTTCGCTACGGGAGTCGTATTGGTCGGGAGGGCCATGGCGGTCAGGACTTGATCAGCACGGTCAGGAAGGTGGCGAAGGACGCGAGGAAGGCGCCCCAGACCAGCAACGGCGCCCATCGGGTGTCGCTGTTCAGCTTGTGGGATTCGGCGATCAGTTTTTGCGTCTCGGCTGTGAACTTGCGGGTTTCGGCCTGCGCCTGTTCGATGCGGGCGACCTGTTCTTGAAAGTCATAGGCGTGCGGTTCGGGAGCGTGTGTGTCAGTCATCGGCTGGCTCTCTTCTATGGTGCAATTTGTACGCGCGGACGATCCGGGCGCCAAGGCGGCTATCGCCTTCATGCCTTAAGCCGGGCCAGCGTTTCCGCTTCCCGGCTATGGGCGCTAGGGCGCGAAGGGTTGAGGGGTCAGGCTTTGCGGCAAGCGATTATGAGGAAGCGCGAGCCGGTCCAGCCACCCCCATAGGTCCGGCCGATTTCGAAAGACACTGGCGAGCGGTCTTCGATGGTCATTCCCTTGAGGGCGCCGTCGAGAATGGTTTTGGTCACGATGAACATTGTTGTGGGTCCTTGAAGGGTGATGGCTAGGCGGCTAACTGGTCTAGCTGGTCGCGCATGGTCGTTACCGCCTCGCGACAGGTCGCCAGCGGGACCTTGCCGCCTAGGACAAGGCGCAGGGCTTGCGCGGCTTTTTCAACTTGCTGGTCAGCGGGTTTGACGGCGACTGGCGCCGAAACCGCCACCGCGCGGCGGGCGATGGTGTGACAGGTTGGGCAAACCTTACAGTGCGACGCGCGGAACATATGTCCGCAGGCGTGACGCTTGTATTCAGCCGGGAGAGACAGACCTTTGTAAGCTTTGGACATAGCCATTTGAGCGGGTGCTTTCTGAAACTGAGGCGTTATCGCCTTCACGCCTTCAACCCGGCCAGCGTTTCCGCTTCCGGGCATTGGGCGCTAGGGCGCGATGTGAGCGGCGGTTAGTCGCCATAGCCGATGCGGGAAGGTTTCACGCGATCCGCGAAGGCTTCAGCTTCGCCCTTTGTGGCGAAGGGCGGACGGCAGGCGCCGACTTGGCCGTTGTGCGGGTTGCGAACCGTCCAACCAGAGTCTTCCACTTCCCATTCCGCCATTTCGCTGGCGGATCGCCACGGCGCCGCACCGTAGACTGATGCGGTTTGGCCTGATGTGTGGCGCCAACGGCGAGCAGGGATGACTTCAAAGCGGTTCATGATCAGGTTCCTTCAGGTTTGGGGGTTAGCGGGCGCCGCAAGCGACAAGAAATCGCTGCTTGTCGAAGCGCGGGTTTGTGGCGGTCAGCATGTTGGCGAGGCGTTCGGCGACGTTTTCGATGCCGTGGCAATAGCCTGCGTCATAGCGGACTTCTTCTGGCGAACGATCCGAAGCTTCCATCGTCTCGGCATGGTTCTGAAGACGCGCCTTGAAGACGCTGGCGATCAATTCGTAATCTTTGCGGGTCATTTGCAACTCTCCGGCGCCGGTTACATCAACCGGGTGAACCCCATACATACATACGTTGTACGTATCTGCCAAGGGGAAAGCGCAAGCAACGTGCGACACATTGGACCGCGCGCGGCGCGCGTGTGCGTCAGGCGCAGGGCATGCGTCAGTGGTCGCTAGATCGAAGGGTTCGCCGCGCTAGCCTGAACACGTCCAGACAGGCGCGAGGCCCCAGTTTCAGGCGCGCGATTTTTTCCCGTTATTTGGGATTCTGTAGGCGTTCGCGTTCGTTTGGCCGCTCGCCAGGTCGCGCGCCACAATGTCGAGAACGCTGGTTTCTGGCTACACCTTCCCCGCCCTAGGGGAAAGGTCGCTGTTGATATCGTTCAGCTTTCCGCCGCAGCGCTCGCTTTACCCCTGCGGATTACCCCGCAAGCTGGTCGCTCGCCCCCCTCCCGCTGCGCCCGCGCGCCCCTCGAAAAATCAATCCCTACTGCCCCCCTAGGCTCTCTTCGGGAGGGTGGGGGTGGGGGGCATGAATCTAACACCACCATACGCGCACCGGCTGCTGTAACCCCGCGTGCGACCTGACCACCGGCAAGCCGAAAAATCCGCCGCCCGGACTCCCCTCACGCGAGAGGTTGACCCCTCACGCCTACTTGCGCGGGCAAACGAACGCATTGACCGCGCCCAACATGGCCGACCCCCGGTCAGGAGGCGCGCGCACCATGTCACAGAAGCCCTATGAGCCGTCCAAGCACGAGCAACAGGCGGCTGAAGAGCGCCGCGAAGAGCGCGAGGCGCAGACCCTTGAACACGCGCGCGAGCCGGACAAGCGCTCAAGTAGCGAAGCGGTAGCGCATGAGGAAAAGCAAAAGCCGCTGCCCGCCGGAGAAGCGGTCGGGGTGACGGACGCCGCCCGGCTGGCGTGGGCGAAGCAGGCCCCGCAGACCTATGCCGATAGCCTCGGCCGAAGCTGGACGTTCGAGATCGTCAGCGACCCGATCCATGGCCTGAAGCTGACCTGTGACGGAATCTCCCTCGGGCTGACGGCGGCGCAGATCGAGGCCAAGGACCCGGACGCCGTACACACGGCGGTCGCCGATCTGGACGAGGCGATGCCGCCCGGCGTCCAGCCCCAAGGTCCGGGGGCGCAGGCCGCCCCGAAGGGCTAGGCCATGGCCGGTCGCTACGCCGTGATGCTGGTCCCGACGCCGGACTTCGCCCGCGTCATCGTCGCCGACATGGAAGGCGGCGAAGTGTGGGCGCAGGTCGATGGCCCGGTGCTGCTGGACGCGATGGCGGCGGGCAAGGGCTGCTGGCTGGCCGACATGGCCGACGTGAATATCAAGTTGCCCTATCCCGAGGCCCTGGTGTGCATGGCCCCGGCGTCCTGGCTGCGCGACTTCTACCCGCCCGAGCAACGGGACGGCTTTGACGACTTCATGGCTAAGTGCATCCGCACCGCGCGTGAAGGCGCCGGGATGACCCTGCAATGAGCGCCGGGATCACGCCTGACGGGCCGCGCGGCCCGCAGTTCGATGGCCCGCAGGCCTTGAGTCCGGCGCAGCAGCAGCCCCCTCCTGGCCGCAAGCAGACGGACCCGGCGAGCAAGCTGGACGGTCGGCGCACGGCAACGGAGTTGCCGGACGACGACGATCTGTTGGCCATGTTCGACCGCTGGGATAGCGCCCTGACCGCCCATTGGTCGCAATGGATGGAAGAGGCGCGCGGCTGGTACGACTTCAGGGCCGGGAAGCAATGGACCGAAGTCGAAACCGAGCGGATGGATGAAAACCAGAAGATTCCGGTCACGTTCAACCTCACCGAACCGGCCATTGATGCGGTCAACGGCGCCGAGATACAGGACCGGCAACAGGTCCAATACTATCCGCGTAATACGAGCCTGCAATCGACCGGGATCGCCGACGTGCTGACGCAGGGCGCCAACTACGTGGTCGATCAATGCAACGGCGATCAGGAGGACACCGACGCGTTCTTGGATTGCCTGACCTGTGGCGTCGGCTGGACCGAAACGCGGGTCGAGGTCGAAGGCCCGGCGGCCAGCATCATCAAGGAAC